CCCTTATTGAAATGGGTGTTGATGACATCTGTCGTTCTGGTTTGGTACGAAACTATCTCGTAGCAAAGAACGCCGCAGGTTTCACTTCCATATGACCTTTACCCAATGTGATGATTACAGATGGATGTTCGGTGAGATGAAACGTCTCATGGAAGACAACGTCCGTTACTACAAAGTCGACGGTGCTTTGTCTTATCCATCTGTTACTTCTGTTATTTCCTTTGTCAGCAGGAAGAAGTTCGCTGACTGGCGCGCCAGGGTTGGTGAGGAAGAAGCCAACCGTAAAACCAAACACGCAACGACTCGTGGGACTCGGCTTCACCGAGTCTTTGAGGAATATCTTATGAATGGAGACTACAAGTCTCTTGATGAATACAATGTTCCTCTGATACAATTGATGTTCAACACAGCCAAGTCTACTCTTGATAAAAGACTGGACAACATCTACCAGCAAGAAACTAATATGTATTCCAGCAGGCTATGTCTTGCCGGGACAGTCGATCTTATTTGTGAAGTAGATGGTGAGTTGGCTATTGTTGACTTCAAGACCTCAGAGAAAACTAAACCAGAAGAATGGTTGGAAGATTACTTTGTTCAACTGTCTGCCTACTGGGCTATGTTTTCTGAGAAGACAGGAGTTGTCCCCAAGAAACTCGTTGTTATTCTTGTAGCAGAGAATGGTGATGTTCAGATTGTTGAACGTCGAAACATTATGGATTATTTGAAAACCCTTCGTAATTATGTTAGTCAATTTATTCAGTACCGAGATGCCAGATCCTAAAAAGATCGAGGAGGTACTCAGCCAAAAGTTTCTCAGTAAAGATAAGTTTGCTGAAGAAATTGAGTCTCTTGTCCTCAAATCAAAGATGAGTTACATTGATGCTATCGTTCAGTATTGTGACGACAATAGCATTGAAATAGAAACAGTCAACAAGCTCGTCAACAAACCACTCAAAGAAAAGATTCGATGGGAAGCAACAGAGCTGAACTACCTGAAGAAAACTTCTCGGGGGAGGTTGCCCCTGTGAAGATCAGTGAGAAGGACTTACTTCATCATAAACTACAGGCTATAATTAGAGAGAATGAAATGCCCACGGACCAACTAATGTATCTTGGATTCAGAGATGATGACCATTGGTATCTGATTGCAGGTAAACACGAAGTTCCTGTCCAGGACATTGAAGGTATCGAGCCAACAGATGATGCCGGGGTTTGATGTATATCGCACTTACCTCGCGATGAAACAACACTTTACTAAAGAAAACTTTGACTTCTTTCAATACGAAGGAAAGGTTCGGGCAAAAGAACAAACGTATCTTCAAAGACCCGACTTCTACTTCTTCGAAACTCTCTCTCGCAAACTGTCGGACCAGGAGGTCAAAGAATATCTCCTCGCCTCATTCGTCAAGGCTGACGACCCGACCAAGGTATGGATCGGAGACATCAAGCGATCTGGAAAAGATTGCTGGTTGGCATGGACGAAACAAAACCAGAGTTTGCAATACTTTATTGAGCAAGATCTTGGTGCAGTGGTTAACCATATGGAAACCAAGAAATATTCCTTTAACGATCTATTTGAAACACTGGGAGGGCATCCTCCGATCCTCAAGCTCTACATCCAGCGAAGAATTAGTCTAGAAACTTTGATTGTTTTGGATATGATACTACACTTCACAAAGAAGTGGGACACTCATCTCCAAGACCCACTCTGGCAATCACTAAGCCTCAAGATTAGGAAGTACAAACCCTTCCTTAGTATTCCTACACATAAATATAAACAACTTATGAAGGAAACATTCCTATGAGTATTCATGACTCACCCTTTGGTCTTAAGGAAACAGAGGAAGTACATGAGCTTCAAGAAAGACTGAAGTTTATGCAAAACATGATTGACTCTATGGATGATGAAGAAGAATTAGATCCAGACTTTACTATTGACTTTCTCCATACCCTATATGCTCTTGTAGAGAAACAACTCATCGTCGTTATTCGTCTTCAGTTATCTGAAGATGAAATAGATAAGTTGATGTTAGAAAATCTGAATAAAGATGCTAAACGTGAGATAGGTCACTATAACAGCCTTTATGAATATCTTATCAATAGAAGACAAGACGTCAGAGAAAAGATAATTGAATTAACTGGTGAAGATCTAGACGAATCAGTTGATTTAAGTTAAAATAATAACACGGACCATAGCCGAAGTCCTAAAACTCTTGCTAATCGTACCCACTCAATCCTAAAAATCCTTATGTCTTTTTCAAGTCTTAAGAAGAACAAGTCCTCTGTGTTCTCTCAGCTCCAAAAGCAACTGGAGCAATCCACCAAAGTTGGAACCGTTGATGAAAGGTTCTGGCGTCCCACAACAGATAAAGCAGGCAATGGTTTCGCAATCATTCGCTTCCTTCCTGCTGTAGAAGGTGAAGATATGCCCTTTGTGAAAATGTACTCCCACGCCTTCCAAGGTCCTGGTGGTTGGTACATCGAGAACTCCCTGACCACCCTGGGTCAGAACGACCCCCTGGGTGAATTCAACCGTGAGCTGTGGAACTCCGGTGACGAAAGCCTGAAAGAACAAGTCCGTAAGCAGAAGCGTAAGCTGCAATACTACTCCAACATCTATGTGGTGAAAGACCCCGGTAACCCTGATAACGAGGGTAAGGTCTTCCTCTACAAGTATGGTAAGAAGATTCACGACAAGATCATGGATGCCGTGAATGGTGATGAGTTGGAAGGTCGTGAAGGTTTCAATCCCTTCGACTTCTGGACTGGTGCTGACTTCAAACTTCGTGTGAAGAAGGTTGCTGGTTATCCCAACTACGACTCCTCTGAGTTCAACACCACTGGAACCCTGGAAGATCTGGATGATGCTCAACTAGAGTCCATCTGGAATCGTCAGCACAAGCTGCAAGATCTAGTGGCTGCTGATCAGTTCAAGTCATATGACCAACTGAAGGCACGTCTGGACCTGGTCCTCAACCGTAAAAGTGAGACTACTAGTCCAGAACCTGTTGCTGCTCCTAGTATCTCCACCAAGCCTTCCTTTGAGAAATCCCCTGAACCTACTCCTGTCCAAGAACCAGTAGCAAAAGCTGGTGAGGTAGAGGAGGAAGAAGATGATGTGATGGATTACTTCAAGCGATTGGCTGAGTCCTGATAATAAGAAGGGGGTCATTAAGACCCCCTTTTTTAATGTGCTCCACTTCTTCTCAACGCATTAGAGATATCCACATCACTCTTCTGGTTAGAGAGATTGGTATAATAGTTTCTTGTGTCTCTATCAATATCCCAAATGTACTTTTGATCAATTACTTGTATCGATGATTTCTTATCATTGATACGAGTTTCAAATTCATGATTAGTCACAGCAACAGGAAATGAAACCTTTCTAGTGTTATCACTATATTGGTAATCATAAGTAAAATCCTTATCCACAATCATTCCACCAGGTAACATCAGAAGACCGGCTTCATTATACTCTTCAGTTGTTTCGTAGTGATGAATTTCTTCTGCTCCGGCTCTACCTCCATACTTCTTAATGATATAGTTGTCCAGAGCGGAGTAAGACAAAGGCCACTGGTTATTGTAGTCAATGATATCATTAACCTGAAGAATCACCCAATAGAATTTTTCGTCTCCATATTGTTCATAAGATATTTGGTCTGGTCTTTGTCCATCTTTAATATAATAATCCACATATAAAGTATCCGTACGACGTATATCCTGACGAATACGAAGCAGTCTAAAGTAATCCTTGATAAGGATATCATTTGTCTTACCTGCCTTGTTTATGGAGACAGAGTAAGTAAGATTAGGAAGATTTGAAAAGTAAGTTGGTGAAGCCATCAGAAACCTGCCGGGGATCCTCCGTGATCAGATCTAACAATCACATCCACTTCCATGAAAGAAAGTGAAATGTCTGTCCTGATAGGACATCCATTTGAGAAGGTTGCGTGCATATCCAACCCTCCATTATACTGAACTGATATACTAGTTAGAGCAGCTCTCTTGAATCTATTCATAAATGTTCCAGCCATACCCCCATACGTGACGTGAAACACATGAGGAATTTCATATAGTGTGCCAAGATTTAAGGGACTACTATGGATTTTAAGAAATCTAATAATCTCCCTAACACTCACAGCCTCTTGTGCATCCTTTGGTATAAAGTTAAAATTCATACCAAAGCTTCTCATCTTTGGTCCTTCATACAGAAGTTCAACATTAGGATTGAAAATCTGTTGTCTAGAATAAGCCAGCATTTGGTTGGCAGATACACCAGCTATCCCAGCTCCCCCTGAAATCATAGCTTGTCTAACAGCATCTGGGATGTTTCCCATGTTTTTATCCAGTGCTGCCAGACCTTCCACAACACCATATCCACCACTAGATTCTTGTCCCTTTACACCGTTCAGTCCAGCCGCAGCACCACCAACAACAGCAGCACCAATATCTCTCTTTATCTTCCCAAGAGGGCCCTCAAATTTTTGATCTTGCCAGTTCTGATCATTAGAAACAGTGGGAGTTGAGTTTGGCATATAAAGCACAACACTGCCCAATGCACCACTTGAAGTACCTGATGCATTA